ATTTTAGAGGCGCAGGATGTGTTGATAACCTACAGAGGAAAACTACCGGGAATAATTACTGGTTCTCTGAAGACTCCACCGCTGGCCTGAAGACTTAACATATCCAGGGATTTGAAATCGATAAACCCTGATAAATATCCATGAACGCAAAAATCAGATACGACCTGTCGGCTGCCGTTCTGGCGCTGATTGGTGCAGGGGCGTCTGCGCCTGAAATCCTCGACCAGTTTCTTGACGAAAAAGAAGGTAACCACACCACGGCATACCGTGATGGTGCGGGTATCTGGACCATCTGCCGCGGTGCCATCCTGGTGGATGGTAAACCTGTCGTTCCGGGCATGAAGTTGTCGAAGGAAAAATGCGACCAGGTTAACGCCATTGAACGTGATAAGGCGCTGGAGTGGGTGGAGCGCAATATTAAAGTACCGCTGACCGAACCCCAGAAAGCGGGGATCGCGTCATTCTGTCCGTACAACATTGGTCCCGGTAAGTGTTTCCCGTCGACGTTTTACAGACGAATTAATGCAGGTGATCGCAGGGGAGCGTGTGAGGCGATTCGCTGGTGGATTAAGGACGGTGGCAGAGACTGCCGTATTCGCTCAAACAACTGCTACGGTCAGGTTTCACGGCGTGACCAGGAGAGCGCGCTGGCGTGCTGGGGAATTGACAGATAAGCAGAATATTTTGCTGAAAAATGCGGTTTGCTCACACTGGCGGATAACACGAAATCCTGCGAACTGGCAAAAACTAAGTGAATAAAAGTAAAACCCCGTTTGTTGGCCGCAAACGGGGTTTTGTGTTTCTGACCTTGAGTAAGGCAAGGGAGAACATGGGAAAGTATAAACGAATTCTGTTGAGATTGACTATGAAAAACGGCCTTGAACTGAAAGCGCCTGTAACTGATGACGTCAGCAGAGCGCTGGCTTTTGCTATTAAGTGGGTGGCGGTCGGTATTGCTGTGTCTCCGATGCTGTATGGGCTGGCAAAACTGGTCATTGCGTTGAAATCGTGAAGAGGATTAAGCATGTCAGACAAGCTCATAACGCTGGCGAAGATCCTCTGTGTAATCGTCGGCATTTCATTTTCACTAATGCTGGTTGCTATTTGCTTTTCCACTGCCTGGCGCGTCTTAACTTTGTCATGGCTGGTGGGGTGAGGGGGATATGAACCGTGTTCTGTGTGTGGTGATTATTGTCCTGCTGGTAGCCTGTGGTGTGCTTAGTCTGGGGCTGAATCATTACCGCGATAACGCCATTACCTACAAAGCGCAACGCGATAAAAAAGCCAGTGAGCTGAAGCTGGCGAACGTGACAATTACTGATATGCAGGTACGCCAGCGTGATGTCGCTGCACTTGATGCCAGATACTCGAGGGAATTAGCCGATGCGAGAGCTGAAAATGAAACTCTGCGTGCTGATGTTGCCGCTGGTCGTAAGCGCCTGCGGATCAACGCCACCTGCTCCGGTACCGTGCGTGAAGCCACCGGCACCTCCGGCGTGGATAATGCAACCGGCCCCCGACTGGCAGACACCGCTGAACGGGATTATTTCATCCTCAGAGAACGGCTGATGGCAATGCAGAAGCAACTGGAAGGAGCACAGGAATATATCCGTACCCAGTGTATACCGTGATGTTTTGTTATGAAGGTGTTACTGGTAACGTTAAGGTAATTTAACAAAGAGTCAGTTCCGGACTTTATAGTGTGCTCAGTTCATGGCCAAAAACGATTTCTGTGATAAATATTTTGAATATTATTTACAGGTAAATGGAGTGGGGCACATGGATAGAAATATTACAATAGAGAATGAAGTATATGCCCGTATTGTATGGGCAGAGAAGGCAAAAACACGGTAATTCCGTGTGTTGCCATGATACCTGATTGGCAGAATAGTTGTTTGGTTTTGAGTATATAGTCAGCGTTTTTTGTTCAGTAATTGCTCCCTCAAAAAATAATAAAATAAGGTGATTATTTTTGTTTATTATTTAGTTTTTTTTGTGTGTTGTTTTATTGTTTTTGCGTGGTTTGTTTTTTATTGTTATTTTATTAAGGGAAGGTAAATTCAGGATGGCAGTCTGTAGATAATCGGAGGTCACTTATGCTACATGATCACGTGGCAGAATGTCTGGAGAAAAAAGGACTGTACCGGAGAGCAGCTGAACGATGGGCAAAAGTGATGGTACAGCTAAGTGATGACCAGAAAAGAAAAGTGGCGGCACAGAAACGAGCAGAGTGTTTGCGTAAGGCGCGCCGGACTCCGGTTTCACCGGTGAACCTGACCGAAATAAAACAAGCGGTCAACAGACTACATTCTGAGTTGGGAATGGGATTTGAAGAGCGGCGGGTATTCCGACGATATAAAGGGACAGGAGAACAGAATACGTCCGGAAACGCGCGGTCAAAAAAATGCTAAAAAATATCTGAGAGAGTTATTGCCTGTTACCATAAGAAAAAGCGACTTTAGTGGTCGCTTTTTGTGTCATATATAAGTCGTTTAAGTAAACCTGTCTGAACAGGTGCTCTGGTCGTGTTTGTCTTTGTTGGGTACAAATTGAGCATGTTTTTCATTAATTAATCTTCTTCTGCAGGCTTCAATAACCCACGCTGAAAAATTACCTGAACCTTTCAGGTCAAGAGCGATGTTAATTTGTTCAATTATCTGGTTTGGAAATCGGATGTTGCGGGTTGTTGTTCTGCGGGTTCTGTTCTTTGATGACATAATGTTGCCCCGTATTCAGTGTTGCTGATTTGTATTATCTGAAGTTGCTTTTACGCTAATTTGATGCAGATCAATTAATACGATACCTGCGTAATAATTGATTATTTCTCGTGGTTTGATGGCGTACACACATGTCGTGATAAACCTCATGTAGATGATAATTATTATCATTTTCGTGGGTCCTTTCCGGCGATCCGACAGGTTACGGGGCGGCGACCTCGCGGGTTTTCGCTATTTATGAAAATTTTCCGGGATCCATGTCCGGTTTCTCTTCAAGTTAACTATATGAAAAATATAAAAACAGGTCTTCTGTGAACCGGACATGAACAAAAAACAGACATGTAAACCGGACATGACCGGTTTTGTTGTGATTGTGAGGTGAGAGTTTTTGCGAGGTGAGGAGTGGCTACGCAGACTGAAGTTGCCAGGCATTTAAGTCTGACCGATCGCCAGCTTCGCAGATTGCAGAAATTGCCGGGTGCCCCGATATCGAATAAGCGAGGGCAACTGGATCTGGATGCCTGGCGCGATTTTTACATATCGTATCTGAGGAGAAGTAAAAACGATGTGCCTGATGGCGATAGCGAAGACGACTATGAGGAGAAATTGCTTATTGCCAGATGGGAACTGACAGCAGAACAGGCTGTTACACAGCAGTTAAAAAATGAGGTGTCAAAAGGAAAACTTATTGACACCGGGTTCTGTATTTTTGCCCTCAGTAAGCTGGCAATGGCGTTATCCAGTACGCTTGATTCCATCCCTTTATCCATGCAGCGACAGTTTTCTGATTTAACACCGCGCCATCTTGACCATCTGAAAACCCTTATTGCTAAGGGGGCAAATCAGTGTGCGCGGGCAGGGGATAAATTACCGGATTTACTCGATGAATATATCAGAGCAACAACTGAATAATATGATGGCTGCCGTTTCGGTTGCGCTGCAGCCTCTGGTCAGGGTTGTACCGATGACGGCAGTTGAATGGGCTGATCAAAATTATTATCTGCCTAAAGAATCCTCATACGGTGACGGCGAATGGAAAACGCTGCCATTCCAGATCGCCATCATGAACAGTATGGGGAATGATCAGATCCGCACTGTTAATCTGATTAAATCTGCCCGTGTTGGCTATACAAAGATGTTGCTGGGGGTGGTCGGGTATTTTATTGAGCATAAATCCCGAAACAGTCTGCTTTTTCAGCCCACGGATTCTGCCGCTGAAGATTTTATGAAGTCTCACGTGGAGGCGACGATTCGGGACGTGCCATGCCTGAAAGACCTTTCCCCATGGCTGGGTCGTAAACATCGTGACAATACTCTCACGCTGAAACGCTTTTCATCGGGTGTGGGCTTCTGGTGCCTGGGCGGCGCTGCCGCCAAAAACTACCGTGAAAAATCCGTGGATGTGGTCTGTTATGACGAGCTTTCCTCGTTCGAACCGGATGTTGAAAAAGAGGGGTCGCCAACCCTGCTGGGGGATAAACGTATCGAGGGCTCTGTATGGCCAAAATCCATTCGCGGCTCGACGCCTAAAATCAAAGGCTCCTGCCAGATCGAAAAAGCCGCTAACGAGTCGGCACACTTCATGCGTTTTTATGTGCCCTGTCCGCACTGTGGGGAGGAGCAGTATCTGAAATTTGGCGATGATGCCTCGCCTTTCGGTCTTAAGTGGGAGAAGAATAAGCCAGAAAGTGTTTTCTACCTTTGTGAGCATCATGGCTGTGTGATCCATCAGTCTGAGCTTGACCAGAGTAACGGGCGGTGGATCTGTGAAAACACGGGCATGTGGACCCGTGACGGCCTGATGTTTTTCAGCGCCCGGGGTGATGAAATTCCGCCGCCGCGCTCCATCACTTTCCATATCTGGACGGCGTACAGTCCGTTCACCACATGGGTACAGATTGTCTATGACTGGCTGGATGCACTGAAAGATCCCAACGGCCTGAAAACCTTTGTGAACACCACGCTGGGCGAGACCTGGGAAGAGGCCGTGGGCGAAAAACTCGATCACCAGGTACTGATGGATAAGGTTGTGCGTTACACGGCGGCGGTGCCTGCCCGGGTGGTTTATCTGACGGCGGGCATTGACTCGCAGCGAAACCGTTTTGAGATGTATGTCTGGGGATGGGCTCCGGGAGAGGAAGCCTTTCTGGTGGATAAAATCATCATTATGGGGCGTCCCGATGAGGAAGAGACGCTGTTACGTGTGGATGCGGCGATCAACAAAAAATACCGCCATGCAGACGGAACCGAAATGACTATTTCTCGTGTCTGCTGGGACATCGGGGGGATCGATGGCGAAATCGTTTATCAGAGGTCAAAAAAACACGGTGTTTTCCGGGTGCTGCCGGTAAAAGGCGCATCTGTCTATGGCAAGCCGGTGATCACCATGCCAAAAACCCGCAATCAGCGGGGCGTGTATCTGTGTGAAGTGGGGACGGACACCGCAAAAGAAATTCTCTATGCCCGTATGAAAGCCGATCCCACGCCTGTGGATGAAGCCACGTCGTATGCCATCCGTTTTCCTGATGATCCGGAGATTTTTTCGCAGACAGAGGCGCAGCAACTGGTCGCGGAAGAGCTTGTGGAGAAGTGGGAAAAAGGAAAGATGCGTCTGCTGTGGGATAACAAAAAGCGGCGTAACGAAGCGCTGGACTGCCTGGTGTATGCCTACGCGGCATTACGTGTGTCCGTGCAACGCTGGCAGCTTGATCTGGCTGTACTGGCAAAATCCCGGGAAGAAGAGACGACCCGGCCAACCCTTAAAGAACTGGCAGCGAAGCTGTCCGGAGGAGTGAATGGTTACAGTCGCTGAACTGCAGGCGCTGCGTCAGGCGCGCCTTGATTTATTAACCGGTAAACGGGTGGTGTCTGTCCAGAAAGATGGTCGCAGAATTGAATATACGGCGGCTTCTCTGGATGAGCTTAACCGGGCGATCAATGATGCGGAGTCGGTACTGGGGACAACCCGGCGTCGCCGTCGTCCGCTGGGAGTGAGGTTATGAAACGAACGCCTGTCCTGATTGATGTGAACGGCGTTCCGCTTCGTGAGAGTCTCAGCTACAACGGGGGCGGTGCAGGATTTGGCGGGCAAATGGCTGAGTGGTTGCCACCGGCGCAGAGTGCCGATGCGGCCCTGCTGCCCGCGTTGCGTCTGGGGAATGCCCGGGCAGATGATCTGGTGCGCAATAACGGAATAGCGGCTAATGCGGTGGCTCTGCATAAGGATCACATTGTCGGGCATATGTTTCTGATCAGCTACCGTCCGAACTGGCGCTGGCTGGGGATGCGGGAGACCGCAGCAAAAAGCTTTGTCGATGAGGTGGAGGCGGCCTGGTCGGAATACGCCGAAGGGATGTCTGGCGAGATCGACGTGGAAGGAAAACGCACGTTCACGGAATTTATCCGTGAAGGTGTGGGCGTTCATGCGTTTAACGGCGAAATCTTTGTGCAGCCGGTTTGGGATACGGAAACCACGCAGTTATTCCGTACGCGTTTTAAAGCCGTGAGTCCGAAACGGGTGGACACGCCTGGACACGGTATGGGGAACCGTTTTCTGCGGGCCGGTGTGGAGGTCGATCGATATGGCCGTGCCGTCGCGTACCATATCTGTGAGGATGATTTTCCGTTCTCTGGTAGTGGACGATGGGAACGGATCCCGCGTGAACTTCCCACCGGGCGTCCGGCCATGCTGCATATTTTCGAGCCGGTGGAGGACGGGCAGACCCGTGGGGCTAATCAGTTTTACAGCGTCATGGAACGGCTGAAGATGCTCGATTCCCTGCAGGCAACACAGCTTCAGTCGGCCATAGTGAAGGCGATGTATGCAGCGACGATTGAAAGTGAACTTGATACCGAAAAGGCCTTTGAATATATCGCCGGCGCGCCACAGGAGCAGAAGGATAATCCGCTTATTAATATTCTGGAGAAGTTCTCCAGCTGGTATGACACGAATAACGTGACACTGGGCGGTGTCAAAATTCCGCACCTTTTCCCCGGTGATGATCTGAAACTGCAGACTGCGCAGGATTCAGACAATGGATTTTCGGCGCTTGAACAGGCGCTGCTGCGGTATATCGCCGCCGGTCTTGGCGTTTCCTACGAACAGTTGTCCCGGGATTACTCGAAGGTCAGTTATTCAAGTGCCCGCGCCTCCGCCAATGAGTCGTGGCGCTATTTTATGGGACGACGAAAATTTATTGCGTCCCGGCTGGCCACGCAGATGTTTTCCTGCTGGCTGGAAGAGGCACTTCTTCGGGGGATTATTCGTCCGCCACGGGCGCGTTTTGATTTTTATCAGGCGCGATCAGCCTGGTCACGGGCTGAGTGGATTGGAGCCGGAAGAATGGCCATTGACGGGCTCAAGGAAGTCCAGGAATCAGTGATGCGCATTGAGGCCGGACTGAGCACGTATGAGAAAGAGCTGGCGCTGATGGGCGAGGATTATCAGGACATTTTCCGCCAGCAGGTCAGGGAATCTGCTGAGCGACAAAAAGCCGGACTCTCACGTCCGGTGTGGATAGCGCAGGCGTATGAGCAGCAGATAGCGGAGAGTCGCAGGCCGGAAGAGGAGACAACACCACGTGAGACGTAATCTTTCACACATTATTGCCGCAGCATTCAATGAACCGCTGCTTCTGGAGCCCGCCTATGCGCGGGTTTTCTTTTGCGCGCTCGGGCGCGAGATGGGGGCATCAAGTCTTTCGGTACCACAACAGCAGGTACAGTTTGATGCTCCCGGAATGCTGGCTGAAACGGACGAGTACATGGCCGGAGGTAAACGACCGGCCCGTGTTTACCGGGTGGTGAACGGTATTGCTGTACTGCCGGTGACCGGCACGCTGGTGCACCGGCTGGGGGGTATGCGGCCATTTTCCGGAATGACAGGCTATGACGGCATTGTCGCCTGTCTTCAGCAGGCAATGGCGGATAGCCAGGTGCGGGGCGTACTGCTGGACATTGACAGTCCGGGCGGGCAGGCCGCCGGCGCGTTTGACTGCGCTGACATGATTTACCGCCTCCGTCAGCAGAAGCCGGTCTGGGCACTGTGCAATGACACGGCCTGCTCTGCAGCCATGCTGCTGGCGTCGGCCTGCTCCCGACGGCTGGTTACCCAGACATCCCGTATCGGCTCCATTGGCGTGATGATGAGCCATGTCAGCTATGCCGGTCATCTGGCGCAGGCCGGTGTTGATATCACGCTGATTTACTCAGGGGCGCACAAGGTGGATGGCAATCAGTTTGAAGCGTTGCCGGCAGAGGTTCGCCAGGACATGCAACAGCGCATTGATGCGGCGCGCCGGATGTTTGCTGAAAAAGTGGCGATGTATACCGGTCTGTCTGTTGATGCTGTCACGGGAACAGAGGCCGCCGTTTTTGAAGGTCAGTCCGGCATTGAGGCCGGGCTGGCGGATGAATTAATCAATGCGTCGGATGCCATCAGTGTGATGGCCACGGCGCTGAACAGTAATGTCAGAGGAGGCACTATGCCGCAATTAACTGCAACGGAAGCCGCCGCGCAGGAGAACCAGCGAGTGATGGGGATCCTGACATGCCAGGAAGCGAAAGGACGTGAACAGCTTGCCACGATGCTGGCAGGACAACAGGGCATGAGCGTTGAACAGGCCCGGGCGATTCTGGCCGCGGCGGCACCACAGCAGCCGGTGGCATCCGCGCAGAGTGAAGCCGATCGCATTATGGCGTGTGAAGAAGCGAAAGGTCGTGAACAACTGGCGGCAACGCTGGCGGCGATGCCGGAGATGACGGTGGAAAAAGCCCGCCCGATCCTGGCTGCTTCACCGCAGGCGGATGCCGGACCCTCACTCCGTGATCAGATCATGGCACTGGATGAGGCAAAAGGGGCTGAGGCGCAGGCTGAACAGCTGGCTGCCTGCCCGGGAATGACTGTGGAGAGCGCCCGGGCTGTGCTGGCTGCGGGATCAGGTAAGGCAGAACCGGTCTCTGCATCCACAACCGCCATGTTTGAACGCATCATGGCGAACCATTCACCGGCAGCGGTACAGGGTGGCGTGCCACAGACGTCAGCAGACGGTGATGCGGACGTGAAAATGCTCATGGCCATGCCATGAAGCCAATGCTGACCATCAACAGGAGGTTTTTACAATATGGTGACGAAAACTATCACTGAACAGCGTGCGGAAGTACGTATTTTTGCCGGTAATGATCCGGCTCATACCGCCACAGGCAGCAGCGGGATTTCCTCGGCAACACCGGCACTGACGCCCCTGATGCTGGATGAGGCCACCGGGAAACTGGTGGTCTGGGACGGACAAAAAGCCGGTAGTGCGGTTGGCATACTGGTACTGCCGCTTGAAGGCACAGAGACGGCGCTGACCTATTACAAGTCGGGGACCTTTGCGACGGAGGCAATCCGCTGGCCTGAAAGTGTGGATGAACACAAAAAGGCCAACGCCTTTGCCGGCAGTGCCCTGAGTCACGCGGCGCTGCCGTAACACGTTATCAGGCCACCGCGGTGGCCTGACTGATTTCTGAATGAAAGGAACTGATTTATGGGATTGTTTACGACCCGCCAGTTACTCGGTTATACCGAACAAAAAGTGAAATTTCGTGCGCTGTTTCTGGAGCTGTTTTTCCGCCGTACGGTGAATTTCCATACCGAAGAGGTGATGCTGGACAAAATTACCGGAAAAACGCCGGTGGCGGCCTATGTTTCCCCGGTTGTTGAAGGAAAAGTGCTGCGTCATCGTGGTGGTGAAACCCGCGTGTTACGTCCGGGCTACGTCAAGCCGAAACACGAATTTAATTACCAGCAGGCGGTTGAGCGTCTTCCCGGTGAAGATCCGGCTCAGCTGAACGACCCGGCCTACCGTCGTCTGCGTATCATCACTGATAACCTCAAACAGGAAGAGCACGCCATTGTCCAGGTGGAAGAAATGCAGGCGGTGAATGCCGTGCTGTATGGCAAATACACGATGGAAGGAGACCAGTTCGAGAAAATTGAGGTCGATTTTGGCAGGTCGACGAAGAATAACATCACTCAGGGTAGTGGTAAGGAGTGGTCAAAACAGGATCGTGACACGTTCGATCCTACACATGATCTTGACCTCTACTGCGACCAGGCCAGCGGTCTTGTGAATATTGCCATTATGGACGGTACCGTCTGGCGTCTGCTGAATGGCTTTAAATTGTTCCGCGAAAAACTGGATACCCGTCGCGGCTCTAATTCGCAACTCGAAACAGCGGTGAAAGACCTGGGCGCGGTGGTGTCCTTCAAAGGGTATTACGGCGATCTGGCCATTGTGGTGGCAAAAACGTCTTATGTGGCAGAGGACGGTACCGAAAAACGTTATCTGCCTGAGGGCTCGCTGGTCCTGGGGAATACGGCAGCAGAGGGCATTCGTTGCTATGGTGCCATTCAGGATGCGCAGGCGTTGTCCGAAGGTGTGGTGGCCTCTTCCCGTTATCCGAAACACTGGCTGACGGTAGGGGATCCCGCCCGTGAATTTACCATGACGCAGTCCGCGCCGCTGATGGTGTTGCCGGACCCGGATGAGTTTGTGGTGGTACAGGTGAAATAATCCGTGAGCGGGGGCGAAATGCCCCCGTGTCTTTTTTCACAGGGGGATGATATGGCAACGAAAGAGCAAAATCTGAAACGGCTTGATGAACTGGCCCTGATTCTGGGGCGTGAGCCGGATATATCCGGGAGTGCCGCAGAGATAGCGCAGCGGGTGGCAGAATGGGAAGAGGAAATGCAGTCATCCGGCGATGATGTACAGGTTATGAATATGGATATCCGGGAGAGGGAAAACGCGGCTCATGATGTTCGTGAGGAAACATCCGGCGCGTTAACGCGCATCAGAGTTCTGACCTGCCTCCATCTCTGTGGCGTTGATGGTGAAACGGGGGAATCCGTTGAGCTTGCGGATGTTGGTCGGGTGATTCTGATTATGTCCTCAGATGCAAAAACACACGTTGATGGTGGAATGGCTGTTTATGCGTGATTTTCAGAATGCCTTTGATGCCGCCCTTGCCGGGGTGGACAGTACGATTGTTGAAGTGATGGGCATCAGTGCGCAGTTCACCTCCGGTGCACAGCGTGGCGGCGAAGTTCAGGGGGTTTTTGACGATCCGGAGTCGCTGGGGTTTGCCAGTAGTGGGATCCGTATTGAAGGAAGCAGCCCGTCATTATTTGTGCGGACGGATACGGTTCGTGCCGTGCGGCGTGGTGACACGTTGACCATTAATGGTGAGATGTTCTGGGTGGATCGTGTTTCTCCGGATGACGGGGGCAGTTGTTATCTCTGGCTGAACCGTGGGCAACCACCCGCAGTTAACCGGCGACGATAAACGCAGGGTGAATTATGGCGATAAAAGGGCTTGATCAGGCGATTGAAAATCTGAGCCGGGTTCGTAAAAACGCCATTCCGTCGGCTTCAGCAATGGCTATTAACCGCGTGGCTACAACGGCGATTAATCAGTCTTCATCACAGGTTGCCCGGGAGACCAGGGTGAGCCGGAAACTGGTAAAGGAACGGTCCAGACTGAAACGGGCGACGGTCAGAAATCCGAATGCCAGAATTATCGTTAACCGCGGTGATCTCCCTGCTATTAAGCTGGGGATCAGGATGCTTGGTCATCGTCCGAACAGCATACTTAAAGCCGGTCAGCATCGTTATCAGCGGGCATTCATCCAGCGATTAAATAATGGGCGCTGGCATGTTATGCAACGTTTGCCAGAAGCCCGGTATGCGAAGGGCAATGACGATAAAGGAAGGAAAAAGCGTAATCGTCTTCCCATTCAGGTGGTTAAAATTCCGATGGCGGCCCCACTGAAGCAGGCTTTTGATGAGAACGTTAACCGTATCCGGCGAGAACGTCTGCCAAAAGAACTGGGCTATGCGTTGAAACAACAACTAAGGATTGTGATAAAGCGATGAAACATACTGATATCCGTGCTGCAGTGCTGGATGCACTCGAGCAGCATGAACACGGGGCGACGCTGTTTGATGGTCGCCCCGCTGTTTTTGATGAGGCGGATTTTCCGGCAATTGCTGTTTATCTCACCGACGCTGAATACACGGGCGAAGCGCTGGACAGCGATACCTGGCAGGCGGAGCTGCATATTGAAGTTTTCCTGCCTGCTCAGGTGCCGGATTCAGAGCTGGATTCGTGGATGGAAAGCCGGATTTATCCGGCGATGAGTGCGATCCCGGCACTGTCAGGCCTGATTACCACGATGGTTACGCAGGGCTATGAGTATCGTCGTGATGACGATATGGCGTTATGGAGTTCTGCTGATTTGACTTATTCCATTACATACGAGATGTGAGGACGATATGCCAACACCAAATCCTCTGGCACCGGTAAAAGGTGCCGGTACCACCCTGTGGGTTTATAACGGTCAGGGTGATGCCTATGCAAACCCGTTGTCAGACGATAACTGGCAGCGACTGGCACAGGTAAAGGATCTGACGCCGGGCGAGATGACGGCAGAACCCTACGATGATAACTACCTGGATGATGAAGACGCGGACTGGACTGCGACCGGGCAGGGGCAGAAGTCTGCAGGAGATACCAGTTTTACGCTGGCCTGGAAACCGGGAGAAGAAGGTCAGAAAGGGCTTATAGGCTGGTTTGAAAGCGGGGATGTGCGGGCCTATAAAATCCGTTTCCCGAACGGCACGGTGGATGTGTTCCGTGGCTGGGTCAGCAGTATCGGTAAGGCCGTAACGGCGAAGGAAGTGATCACCCGTACGGTGAAAGTGACCAACGTGGGTAAACCTTCTGTGGCGGAAGAACGCAGCGAAATTACGCCGGTCACTGCGATTAAGGTGACGCCGACATCCGGTACGGTGGCAAAAGGGAAAACAACAACCCTGACGGTTTCTTTTGAGCCGGAAAGTGCAACCGACAAAACGTTCAGAGCGGTTTCCGCCGATCCGTCAACGGGAACCATTGCTGTGAAAGATATGGCGATCACTGTGACGGGGGTTAAGGCTGGAAAAGTGAGTATCCCCGTGATTTCCGGTAATGGTCAGTTTGCCACGGTAGCTGAAGTCACCGTTACTGAAGCGGGCGCTGCAGGGTAAACGGAGGTAATACATGTTTCTGAAAACCGAACAATTTGAATATAACGGTGTGTCCGTCACGCTTTCCGAATTGTCTGCGCTGCAGCGTATTGAGCATCTTGCCCTCCTGAAACGGCGTGCAGAACAGGCAGAATCCAGCGGCAACCTGCAGGTAAGCGTGGAAGATCTCGTCAGAACCGGCGCGTTTCTGGTGGCGATGTCCCTGTGGCATAACCATCCGCAGAAAACGGCATCACCGTCAATGAATGAGGCTGTGATGCAGATCGAACAGGAGGTGCTCACCACCTGGCCTGCGGATGCCATTGCCCGGGCGGAAGATGTGGTGTTGCGTCTGTCCGGGATGAGCGGGGCTGTTCATGCGGATACTGACAGCACCGAAGTGGCGAAAAATAACGCGCTGACTGATGATGATTTTTCTGCGGGAAAGTCTTCGACGGCGAGCTGAATTTTGCCCTCAGACTGGCGCGTGAGATGGGGAGGCCTGACTGGCGCGCCATGCTTGCCGGGATGACATCCACCGAATATGCCGACTGGCGACATTTTTACCGTACGCATTATTTTCTCGATACCCAACTGGATATGCATTTTTCCGGGCTGACGTACGCCGTACTCAGCCTGTTTTTTTGCGATCCGGATATGCATCCCTCTGATTTCAGTCTGCTTGCCCCCCGGCGTGAGGAAGCGCAGACGGAGATGCCGGATGAGGAAAAAATGCTGATGCAGAAAGCGGCAGGACTTGCCGGAGGCGTCCGGTTTGGTGGGGACGGAGGGCGTGAGATTTTATCGTCTGCGGATGTGGCGGATGTCAGCGAGGATGATGTCGCATTAATGATGGCTTCAGCGGGGATTTCCGGAGGTGTGAGATATGTCCCAGCCGGTTGGTGATCTTGTTATTGACCTGAGTCTGGATGCGGTCCGTTTCGATGAGCAGATGAGCCGGGTAAGGCGTCATTTTTCCGGACTGGAGACTGACGCCAGAAAAACCGCCGGTGTTGTTGAGCAGAACCTGAGTCGTCAGGCGCTGGCTGCACAAAAAGCCGGGATTTCCGTCGGGCAGTATAAAGCGGCCATGCGAACCCTGCCCGCACAGTTTACGGATATCGCCACGCAGCTTGCCGGTGGTCAGAATCCCTGGCTGATCCTGCTGCAACAGGGCGGTCAGGTGAAGGACTCCTTCGGCGGGATGATCCCCATGTTCAGGGGACTTGCCGGTGCGATCACCCTGCCGATGGTCGGGGTCACCTCGCTGGCGGTGGCGACAGGTGCGCTGGCGTACGCCTGGTACCAGGGGGATTCCACGCTTTCAGCGTTTAATAAAACCCTGGTTCTTTCCGGTAATCAGTCCGGACTGACTGCCGATCGCATGCTGACGCTCTCCAGAGCCGGACAGGCCGCAGGGCTGACGTTTAACCAGGCGAGTGAGTCACTGGCAGCCCTGGTGAATGCCGGTGTGCGTGGTGGTGAACAGTTTGATGCCATCAACCAGAGTGTCGCGCGTTTTGCGTCTGCATCCGGTGTGGAGGTGGACAAGGTTGCAGAGGCTTTCGGAAAACTGACTACCGACCCGACGTCGGGACTGATGGCGATGGCGCGCCAGTTCCGTAACGTGACGGCAGAGCAGATTGCGTATGTTGCACAGCTGCAGCGTTCCGGAGACGAGGCCGGGGCATTGCAGGCGGCGAACGATATCGCCACGAAAGGCTTTGATGAGCAGACCCGTCGCCTGAAAGAAAACATGGGAACACTGGAGACCTGGGCGGATAAAACAGGGAAGGCATTCAAATCGATGTGGGATGCCATTCTGGATATCGGTCGTCCTGAGTCCTCAGCGGATATGCTCGCCAGTGCACAGAAGGCATTTGATGAGGCGGATAAAAAATGGCAGTGGTACCAGAGCCGGAGCCAGCGCCGGGGAAAAACCGCCTCTTTCCGGGCCAACCTTCAGGGCGCATGGAATGACCGGGAAAATGCCCGTCTGGGGCTGGCAGCGGCCACGCTGCAGTCGGATATGGAAAAAGCCGGTGAACTGGCCGCCAGGGACCGGGCCGAACGGGACGCATCACAGCTGAAGTATACCGGAGAGGCGCAGAAGGCGTATGAGCGTCTGCTGACGCCGCTGGAGAAATATACCGCCCGTCAGGAAGAACTGAATAAGGCCCTGAAAGACGGGAAAATCCTGCAGGCGGATTACAACACGCTGATGGCGGCGGCGAAAAAGGATTATGAATCGACGCTGAAAAAGCCGAAGTCGTCAGGAGTCAAAGTGTCAGCCGGTGAGCGTCAGGAAGACCAGGCGCATGCTGCCCTGCTGGCGCTTGAAACCGAGCTCCGGACGCTGGAAAAACACAGCGGTGCGAATGAGAAAATCAGCCAGCAGCGTCGCGATTTATGGAAAGCGGAAAATCAGTATGCGGTCCTGAAAGAGGCAGCCACGAAACGGCAGTTATCTGAGCAGGAAAAATCCCTGCTGACCCATGAGAAAGAGACGCTGGAGTACAAACGCCAGCTGGCTGAGCTGGGAGACAAAGTTGAACACCAGAAACGGCTGAATGAGCTGGCACAGCAGGCTGCGCGGTTTGAACAGCAGCAGAGTGCGAAGCAGGCGGCAATCAGCGCAAAAGCCCGCGGACTCACCGACCGTCAGGCGCAGCGGGAGTCGGAAGAGCAGCGCCTTCGTGACGTGTACGGTGATAATCCGGATGCGCTGGCGAAGGCCACATCTGCACTGAAGAACACCTGGTCTGCGGAGGAGCAGCTTCGTGGAAGCTGGATGGCCGGTCTGAAGTCCGGCTGGGGCGAGTGGGCAGAAAGTGCGACGGACAGTTTTTCGCAGGTTAAAAGCGTGGCCACGCAGACCTTTGACGGTATTGCACAGAATATGGCAGCGATGCTGACCGGCAGCGAACAGAGCTGGCGTGGTTTCACCCGTTCTGTGCTCTCCATGCTGACAGAGATTTTTCTGAAGCAGGCCATGGTGGGGATTGTCGGGAGTATTGGCAGCGCCATGGGTGGTGCTTTCGGTGGTGGGGCGTCTGCCTCCACGGGGACGGCCATTCAGGCTGCGGCGGCGAACTTCCATTTCGCGACCGGAGGATTTACGGGAACCGGTGGCAAATACGAACCTGCCGGTATTGTCCACCGCGGGGAGTTTGTCTTCACGAAGGAGGCAACCAGCCGGATTGGCGTCGGCAACCTGTACCGCCTGATGCGGGGCTATGCGGAAGGTGGTTATGTGGGCGGTGCCGGAAGTCCGGCGCAGATGCGGCGGACGGAAGGCATTAATTTTAATCAGAACAATCACGTGGTGATTCAGAACGACGGCACCAACGGACAGGCGGGGCCGCAGCTGATGAAGGCGGTGTATGACATGGCCCGCAAGGGGGCGCAGGATGAGATTCAGGCGCAGATGCGTGATGGCGGCGTATTTTCCGGAGGCAGGCGATGAAAACATTTCGCTGGAAAGTGAAGCCGGATATGGAGGTGAACTCGCAGCCATCGGTGCGTGAAGTGCGTTTTGGTGACGGGTATTCGCAGCGTATGGCGGCGGGGCTGAATGCTGACCTGAAAACATACCGTGTGACGCTTTCCGTGACCCGGGAGGAGGCCCGACATCTGGAGGCATTCCTGGCAGAGCACGGTGGCTGGAAGGCGTTTCTGTGGACACCTCCTTATGCATACCGGCAGATAAAGGTGACCAGTGCCGCCTGGTCATCACGGGTTCGCATGCTGCGGGTTGAATTCAGTGCCGAGTTTAAGCAGGTGGTGAACTGATGCAGGATATTCACGAAGAAAGTCTGAACGAGTCGGTTAAATCAGAGCAGTCACCGCGGGTGGTACTCTGGGAAATCGACCTGACGGTACAGGGTGGTGAGCGGTATTTTTTCTGCAATGAGCTGAATGAAAAAGGGGAGGCGGTCACCTGGCAGGGGCGGCAATATCAGGCATACCCGATTGACGGCAGTGGCTTTGAGATGAACGGGAAGGGCAGCAGTGCCCGCCCGTCGCTGACGGTGTCGAATCTGTTCGGTCTGGTCACCGGAATGGCGGAGGACCTGCAGAGCCTGGTGGGGGCCACGGTGGTCCGCCGCCGGGTGTATGCCCGTTTTCTGGATGCGGTGAATTTTGTGGCGGGCAATCCGGAAGCGGACCCGGAGCAGGAGCTGAGCGACCGCTGGGTGGTGGAGCAGATGTCAGAGCTGACGGCCATGACAGCCTTGTTTGTGCTGGCAACACCGACGGAGACGGACGGAGCGCTGTTTCCTGGTCGCATCATGCTGGCGAACACCTGTATGTGGGATTACCGGGGAGATGAATGCGGGTATAACGGTCCTGCGGTGGCGGATGAGTTCGACACCCCCACCACGGATATCCGTAAGGACAGATGCAGCAAGTGCATGCGCGGGTGTGAGATGCGCGGCATGGTGGCTAATTTTGGCGGTTTCCTTTCCATTAATAAACTTTCGCAGTAAATCCAATGACACAGACAGAATCAGCGATTCTGGCGCATGCCCGGCGGTGTGTGCCTGCGGAGTCGTGCGGCTTCGTGGTGAGAACGCCGGAGGGGGAGCGGTATATCCCTTGTGTGAATATCTCTGCAGAGCCGGAGGCGTATTTTCGTATTGCACCGGAAGACTGGCTGCGGGCAGAGATGCAGGGGGAGATTGTGGCGCTGGTCCACAGCCACCCCGGTGGTCTGCCCTGGCTGAGCGAGGCCGACCGACGGCTGCAGATAAAAAGTGCACTGTCCTGGTGGCTGGTCTGCCGGGGGGAAATTCATAAATTCCGCTGTGTACCACATCTGACAGGACGGCGCTTTGAGCACGGGGTGACGGACTGTTACACGCTGTTCCGGGATGCCTACCATCTGGCGGGAATTGATATGCCGGATTTTGAGCGTGAGGATGACTGGTGGCGCAACGGTCAGAACCTTTACCTGGACAATATGGCGGTCACCGGCTTTTACCGGGTGCCCCTGTCCTCTGCACAGGCGGGCGATATCCTGCTGTGCTGCTTTGGCGCATCGGTGGCCAATCATGCCGCCATATACTGCGGCAACGGTGAGCTGCTTCACCATCTGCCTGAACAACTGAGTAAACGGGAGAGGTATTCCGAAAAATGGCAACGACGAACGCATTCAGCCTGGCGTCACCGCCACTGGCACGTATCTGCCTTCACGGGGATTTACAACGATTTGGCCGCCGCCTCAGCCTGTATGTGAACACGGCAGCGGAAGCCATTCGTGCCCTGTCGATGCAGATGCCGGGATTCCGCCGTCAGATGAACGAAGGCTGGTACCAGATACGTATTCGCGGTGAGGACACGGCACCGGAGGCGGTGTACGCCCGTCTTCACGAACAGCTGGGTGAGGGAACGGTCATCCACATTGTGCCGCGACTGGCCGGGGCCGGAAAGGGTGGACTGCAGATTGTGCTGGGGGCGGCAGCCATCGTGGGCTCTTTCTTCACTGCCGGGGCATCAATGGCGTTATGGGGTTCAGCCCTGGCAGCCGGTGGTTTTTCTGCCACCACGATGCTGTTTTCACTTGGAGCCAGCATGATTCTGGGCGGTGTGGCCCAGATGCTGGCCCCGAAGGCAAAAACACCGGATTACCGCGCAACGGATAACGGCAGACAGAACACGTACTTTTCCTCGCTGGATAACATGATTGCCCAGGGGAACCCGATGCCGGTGCCTTACGGTGAAATGCTGGTTGGCTCCCGGCGAATCTCCCAGGACATCAGTACCCGTGATGAAGGCGGTGACGGGAAGGTGGTGGTTATCGGGCGGCAGGCATAAAACATAAAAAATCCCGCAGTGCTCACGGACAGGAACTGCGGGAGAGTTACGAAGATTGAGTGTAAGGAATTATTCTTATGTCACGACAAAAACATTAACTCAGAGAGGGAGGATGTGCCGTTCTTTTCAGGGAGAAAGGATTTATCGTCCTGAGGAATAAAGGTAAGGGGCCCGCCCCTTACCTGACTGATTATTGAATGATGCCGCAGGCCATTCTCGCACCACCACCGCCCAGGGGCTCCGGATGGTCATGATGGTTATCACCGCCAGCATGAAGCATGAGAGAACGCCCTTTAATCTCTTTTAATGAGTTCAGTCTCGGGGCCAGGACCGGGTAGTTCGCTTTTCCGTCATGCGTCACGAACAGCGCAGGGAGGTCGCCCAGGTGTCCATCCGGAGACCAGGGGCCAAGATGTTTGCCGGTGTTTTTCGGGTCAAAGTGACCGCCAGCCGATAATGCTGCGACCGGTTTTCCGTCTTTCAGTGCCGGGGCGCAATTTCCTTTTTCGTGCACATGAAAACCATGAATGCCTTCAGACAGAGAGTGAAGGGCTGGTGTGAACAGCAGACCGTAGGGGGTCTCCTGAATGGTTATTTTTCCAATGCTGACTTCTTTTCCGTCAGCACTGACAAGGTTCATTGGGACTTCCTGTTCTGCTGCGTATCCGCATGATGCTGCTGTCAGCATGGCAATGGCAGCAATGATTTTACATTTCATAAAACCCTCATTAATTCCGTTAACAGACTGAGCTTGCTGGTTACAGGGTAACAAACAGCGTTCTGATGATATCGCGCAATAGCTGTGCAATATCCTATCACTGCGATTAATAATACCAATTGAGAGGAACATTATGGGTAAAGGTGGCGGCAGGGCGCACACGCCGGTTGAGGTAAAGGACAATCTTAAGTCCACGCAGATGATGAGCGTGATTGATGCCATTGGTGAAGGGCCGATTGAAGGTCCGGTGAAGGGGCTGCAGAGTATCCTGGTGAACAAAACCCCGCTGACGGACACGGACGGCAATCCTGTGATACATGGTGTGACAGCGGTCTGGCGCGCCGGGGAGCAGGAGCAGACACCACCTGAAGGCTTTGAGTCCTCCGGGGCGGAAACCGCACTGGGCGTGGAAGTGACGAAGGTAAAGCCGGTGACGCGCACCATTACGTCCGCGAACATTGACCGCCTGCGGGTCACCTTCGGGGTGCAGTCACTGTTGGAGACCACCTCAAAGGGCGACCGTAATCCCTCTTCTGTCCGACTGCTGATTCAGTTGCAGCGTAACGGTAACTGGGTGACGGAAAAGGATGTCACCATTAACGGCAAGACCACCTCACAGTACCTGGCGTCGGTGATTCTGGAGAATCTGCCTGAGCGGCCCTTTAACATCCGGATGGTCCGGGAGACAGCGGACAACACCTCGGACCAGCTGCAGAATAAGACGCTCTGGTCGTCATACACCGAAATCATCGATGTGAAACAGTGCTACCCGAACACGGCGATTGTGGGGTTGCAGGTGGATGCGGAGCAGTTTGGCGGTCAGCAGATGACGGTGAACTACCATATCCGCGGTCGCATCATCCAGGTACCGTCAAACTATGACCCGGAAAAACGCACGTACAGCGGCATCTGGGACGGCAGCCTGAAACCGGCATACAGCAACAACCCGGCCTGGTGCCTGTGGGACATGCTGACTCACCCGCGCTACGGCATGGGAAAACGTCTGGGGGCGGCAGACGTGGACAAATGGGCGCTGTATGCCATTGCGCAGTACTGCGACCAGACGGTCCCGGATGGTTTCGGGGGCACAGAGCCGCGGATGACCTTTAATGCGTACCTGTCACAACAGCGTAAGGCGTGGGACGTTCTCAGTGATTTCTGCTCGGCGATGCGCTGTATGCCGGTATGGAACGGCCAGACGCTGACGTTCGTTCAGGACCGCCCGTCGGATGTGGTGTGGCCGTACACCAACTGCGATGTGGTGGTGGATGATAACGGCGTGGGGTTTCGCTACAGCTTCAGCGCCCTGAAGGACCGCCACACGGCGGTGGAGGTGAATTACACCGACCCGCAGAACGGCTGGCAGACCTCCACGGAACTGGTGGAAGACCCGGAAGCCATACTGCGCTACGGGCGCAACCTGCTGAAGATGGATGCGTTCGG